AATTTCACATGGCCTTTTCCTAAAGTGAACTGTTCTGGAATGCCATCAAGATTATAGCGACCTTTTTTGATACAATTTGGAATCCTTTTGATTTCTCTGTGTTCAGCCATCAACATCCTGTTGTTTAACTCCATTGGCTTAACTGCAACATTTATTCTTGTCATAATATTCTGTGTTTGTGTTCTGCTAAAATATAAAGCTTTTTTGAAATTTCAAAACAATAAGCAATAAAAAAGGAGGTTTTTACACCTCCCTTCTTAGTAATCAAACAAAAATCAAACTTTATGAACGAGCTTGAGATTTCTTTCTATACTTTTTACCCGTTAAGGCTTCCCATGCTGGAATTAACAATGATTGTGGGACTTTATCCTTAAAAACTTCACAAAAGGCCTTACAAGACATCCCTTTGATCGCTTTTTGGTTAAAGTCTATATCCAAACCAACTACCTTCATTATGGAATTGTGATTGCAGTTGCAGTTACAGCAGCGAAATCAAATCCAGTCTTGCTTGGAGTTAATGCTAATACATCAGCAGAAGTAGCAGTTGGAATCACAAAATCATAAACACCATCAGAGCTTTCAGTCACTGAAGTAATTGAAATTGCTCCAGGAGTTGGAGACGTTTCTGCAAGTGAGAAATCAGCCAATTCAAGTCCTGAAATTGCACATCCATACTCATCAACTAAAGTTGAAGTGAATGAAGTTGTTGTGATCGCTGAATGAGTCACAGCAGTATCAACCAATCCTCTTAAATCAGTTAAAGGATTGTAAGCAGCTGGAGCTTTTAATGTTCTTAAGTCTGCATCTCTTACAGTTCCTAACCAGCTGAATTGAACCTTTGATAATTGAATTGAAGTTCCTTCAACATGAGGAATCAAATCAACGTTAAAAGATCCTTGAGAGATTGGAATTGGAAAAGCTTCTGTTGAGTTGTTAGCATCGTATAAGAAGATAAAGTTTCCATCCTCATCAATTACGATATACCCATGCTCAACATCTCTGAAAGCATCAATCTTACCAGTATACTGATAACCTACTCTTTTAAAGTGACCAACAAAAGACTTAACACCTTTTTTGATAAACTCAATAGATTGATCAGAAAACTCTTGAGTCACAGCATCAGCTCTTGTCTCTTCAACGTCAACCATTGAAGGAAGAGGATAAAGCCTGTTTTCTCTCACAGCTTCTTCGATTAGTAATTGCATTGCAGCTTTATCAGATAAAGTTGATAAAGGAATGCTGTTTTTTGTGCCATCCTTCTTATAGATATTCATGGCTAAAAGCATCTTAGCACCTTTAGCAATAGAAGGACAATTTGGCGTTCCTGAATTGTTCAGGGTAAAGTCACAAGTACAAAGCTCGTTAGCCATATAAATTAAATTTTAAAGTTACTATTCAAATATATTAAAAATCAAAGACATTCGTCATTCAAAGCTCTTGAAATTGGCAAATCAATACGTAAAGAAACCCCTGAAAGGTTATCATTGAAGATTGTATCTGCCGAACCTTTTCCACTTCTCAAGACTTGAACACCCCATTTCGAGATTCTTTCCCTTGTTGCTGTTCCAGTAAGCTCTTCAATGTACTTGTAATTTCTACAAGCATCAACAAAGTCATAAGAAAGATCTTCCATTGCATTAACAACATTAGAGTAGAAGTCCTCAATCAACCAATCATTGTAATTCGCTATGTCAACAAAAAACATCTCCAAGCTTTCAGTACTTTCAATAGTTGATATTGGCTCAAGTTCCTGAACTGAGTTCCCATTTTCAAAAACGATTATTGCTGGATACTTTGCATTAGGATTCATTTCTTGGTCAATCTCATTGCTTATCTGAATAGGATTGCCATGATAAACATAAGGAGCATCAGCTGTCCAAGTTGATCCTGAAGGAAGTGTTGAGAAATTGACAGTTATATCAGTATCAGTTGTAAAGCTTACAACCTCATAAGATACTCCTCCAATTTCAATAAATGGATTCTCTTCAAGTCCAACAGTCAAACCTTCAGTTGAGTCAGTTGAAAAAGTAGCTGTTCCATCGCCATTATCAACAACAGAAGAAACAGTTCCCTTCTTCCTCATAAGATCAACAACCGTTTCAATTATCTCTCTTAATTTCGTTCTTGTTGTTTTTGGAGTGCAGCTCATTAGTCTAAAGATTTGCAAATAAAGTTTAAAAATTCAACCGTAATATTATCAGTATTAGAATCATTTTCAATCCAAAGCTCAACGTAGTCATTTTCATCCATTTCAAAAATAGTTTGAACGTGTATAGCTTCAGCTCTACCACTACCCGAAGTAGTTGCGTACATTTCAGAGTCAGCTATAACAACCCCGTTCTTGGCTACGTATAAACCTATAAGTCTATTATTCCCCGAAGTAAAAGAAGCTGTTGCTGATACTTGAAAGTTTCTCGTTAAACCTCCTGTGTAAGTTAATCTATTATCTGAATGGCTGAATTTCTGATTAATAGCATTAGCTGTTGACGTACCCTCTATCTTAACTGGTACACCTGCTGAAGTTATAGTTGTAACTGTGGCATTATTAAGCATGTAATAGTTTCCTATCTCTGCTGTATTTTTAACTCCTCTTGAATTGTCAATTCTTGTTCTGTTGTCCGTTTCCGTTATTCCCGAAAGATAAGTTGACCCACCTGAGAAGTTGACAGTATCGAAAATATATCCCTCTGTTGGTATTGTAGCACTTGTACTGGCATCAATCCCAATAGTAGCACCAAAAGCAACAATTGAAGAATAAATGACTCTGAAACGTCTTGTAACAGTCAAACCAGCATCAAGTGAAATAATAGAACCAGCCGAACCAGGACCAACAAAAATACTATTGTCAATTCCTATCGTACCAACTGAACCAGTAAAAACAAAACCTTTTGAATTTAAAAAAGCACCTTTAGAGTATATCCAGTTATCACAAGTTGAAATAGCACCAATATTAGGAATATTTAAAAAATTAACACCAGTCCAATCTAAAGCAACTGGAGCATTAGTCACTCCGTTAATATCAAGACAAGTGTCAACATCTCTGAAAGTTATATGTCTAATTGGCGTTGTCCATTCAGTAGTAAATAAAGCAACTCCAGCTGTTAAACCAGTAGATGTTATTGAGCAGTTCTCTGAAGATGATCCAAGTATTACGGTATCTTGACTACCAACAAGCCTGTCTCCAGTAAGATCAACATCAGCTGTGAAATAATAAGTTTTTTCAGCATCCAAAGTAATAACTCCAGCGACTGGAGAAGGAAGATCTGACTTTGTTGAAACATACTCAAAATTAGGTATTGATACCTCGCCTCCACTTGTAGTAAATAAACCCGATACAAGCTCAACAAGCTCTTCTCCACTTGTAGCAGAGATGTTTACAACATCGTTATAATCAACCGTGATTTCATTAACACCGTTCAAAATTACGTTCTTTTGAGATACTTTCATGAAGTCTCCAACTGGCCTTATCACAATGTCCTTGAAATTAAGGAAATAAGGTTCTGCTTGTGTTGAATCGTCAATTTCAAGAATTGAGTTCCCTCTTTTATATATATTTACAGCCATATACTAAAACAATTCACAAATTAATCTTAATAAACTTTTTCCATCAGTAGCACCTGAAGGAGTTACAACATCATTGAAGTCAATCTTTATTTCCTCAACGCCTTCTTGAATTACTTTCTTTTGAGATATTCCAACGAAATCCCCGAAAGACCTTAAAACAATATCATCAAAATTAAGAAATACAGATTCTGTTTTTGTCGAATCCTCAATTTCAATGATTGAGTTGCCATGTGAGTTAATTACTATTGCCATATCTTAAAAAGTCATACCTCTAAAGAAAACCTTTGCTTTTTTTATACCCTTATAAGTTGGATAAAGTTCAAATTTAACACTTGCATCAGCTGGAAAAACTGTTCCTGATGTTTCACTTATCTCAAAACTTGTATCTGTTATGACGTTAGAAACAACATAATCAGAACCATTAATATTAACCGAATCTCCAGCTTGAATGTATTTAGTAGTACTAACAGAAACCAAATAAACATCACCAGTCTGATCAACAATGCTCGAAGGAGTGTATTCTTTATCATTATAGTCTGAAATAAATGTTTGAGCTGAGTCATACAAATCAACTCCCATTCTTTGTCTATCTTCAGCAGTCTCATTTACTTTTGAAACAGCTGTGTTGAAAGCATTCCTGGAGCTTCCTTCAACCTCTCCTATTATCGTGTTATTATAAAGCTGATTTGGTAAGTATTCAGCGTAAATAAACAGCCTTAACATCCTTTTAAGTCCCATGTAAGCAACAGTCAGGCTTGAATCATCAGGATTAGTGTATTCCAAACCGTTTAAAAGCTCTTTATATCTGTCTCGACTTCCAGCATCATTTCCAAAAGAATCAGCTTTAAATGCAAGATATAAAGTATCTCCAAGCAATTGCTTTAGTACATCCTCTTCAACTCTGTCAATATAAGCTTGAAGATCAGCAGCTGTGAACTTATTTTTAGAGATTTGAACCTCTCCAACGAAATCTGATGTTTGAATGATACTCATTATTCAGCTTTTTTAGCTCTTGGTTTTCTTTTTGGCTTTTCAACCACCTCTTCAGCAATACCTTTCTTGATTAAAGCTTGAGCTGTCTTTTCTTGGAAGCTTCTAATGTCTCCATCCTGGATCTTATCAGAAGGAATCAAATCAGCTTTCAATATTTTTACTTGTTTCTTCATAAGTAATGTCTTATACCACAAAAACCCCACAACCCGAAGGAAGTGAGGCTTTGTGTTTAAATTACCTTATATTAAGGAGTCTCTAATGCAGCGTTAGTAGTCGCAAACGTACCAGTAACAAAAGCACTTCTGTCATTGTTTTGAACAATTACATCCCCTCTCCACTCTGCAAGAATCGTTCTTAAGTTCTTTGTGAAGTCATTTCCATCAAGTCCAACCTCAACAGATAAAGCTTCTTTTTGAACAACGATTGCTTTTGAGAAGTCTCCAATTAAGAAGTCTCCAGCAGCGATATTTACGTTCTCAATGATTGGCATACCATCAAGAGACAACTGTGAACCAACTTGAACAAGTCTGTCAACATATCTCTTGTCAGTTGCAGAAAGCTTAATTAACTTTAATCCAGCAACATCAGAAGGATGCATCATAATAGATAACATTCCTCTGTGATTAGCTAACTTAATTTGATTAGCTGCAACAACTAAAGAATCAACATCATTAGCGTTGTCAACAGAAGCAGCAAAACCACCAGCAGCAAAAGCAGTTGCTAAAGACAGTAATCCGTTTAAAGATTGTCCAGCTCCAGTACCGTTTAACACTTCGTTGTCAACGTCTAAGAATAATCTTGTGATTAACTTGTTTCTTAACCAAGCTTCCATGAAAGATACATCATCTAACATTTCAGTAGAAACTTTGAAATAAGCAGCTCTCTTCTTTAAAGAAACAGAAGCAACAACAAAGTCGTTATCAATTTGATCCTTAGCAGTTCCTTCAGCAGTACCATCAATTGTCCCATCTTGAGCAGACTCATAAACCCATTCAACAGAATTAGAAGCTGTTGTAAACTTAGGAATTAATGCCCAAGTGATTGCTTCTCTTTCAGCGATGTCATTAACACCTTCTAATCTTTGAGCTTGTGGCAATCCACCTCCTGAAACATTTCCAGCAATTGTCATGTCTCCAGCAACTTTTAAGCTGAATCCAAACTCATGTCTTCCATCTTTAGACTTCTTAAAGTTTTCAGCGTTAGCTTCTAACATAGCCTTAACAGAACCTTCAACAGCAGCCATTTGCCCACCTGATAAGCTTCCTTTGTTCATTTTTGAAATGATTGCTCCTTGAGCTTTTAAAGCTTCCTCCAAAGACTTCATTTGAGAGTCTTTCAAGTTCTTAACCTCTTCAGCTAATTCAGAATACTTTTCAGTCCCTTTTTCAGCTTCTAAAGCTTCAATTCTTGCAGTCATTTCTTTCTTTTCGTGGTTTAATTTACCCACATAATACGCTTGTAATTCATCAGCGTTCATCTTTGCCAATTCTTCAGCAGATTTTTTAACAAATTCCATTTTGTTAGTCGTTTAATAAATTCAAAAATAATTCTTTCTTGTCGTTATCATTCGGCTTTTCTGCTTTCAAAGTATCTTTCAAAGATGGCTTCTCCACAAAAAGTGAATTTCTTAATTCTTGTAATTGCTTGAACCTTGCTTCCAAGTTTTCAAGTCTTTCATCAGTTCCAGTCCCTCTTTTGATAGCTTTCAAAAATGAAGCCTCAAGTTCATGGAATCTTTTAACAGCTCCTTCAGTATCTCCTGACTTTGCAGCCTCAATTACTGGAGTGAACTCATTTGCTCCAAAAGTAACACCTGAAACCTCCCAAAGTTTAACCTCAGAAATTTCATAATGCCCTTCAGGATTGTAAGTTGTATCTTCAACAAACTTAATCTTATCAGCAACGTAATTGAACCCAATTGAATGCTCTCTTAAAATTCCATCTTGATAATCAAGCAAGGCATCCTGTCCTTTTGTTGATCTTCCAAGTTGAGCAACGAATCTCAAACCAAACTCATCTTCTTCCATTTCCAGGAATTTGCCAATTTGATGCTCCCAATCATGATTTCTCAAATGAGCAATCTTTCTATTTCCTGAAGTCAATGGCCCTCTTTCCTGTATTGATTTAGCAAAAGCTCCTCTTCTGATAACATCCATATCA